ACCTCTTGGGCTTTGTTCCAACCAAGGAAGGGAAAGAGTCACTGAGACTCTCCGTAAAGAAAGTAGGAAAATAATATGGCTGCACCCGATTCAACCAAGCTCCAGGTCAACTTCAAGTTGTCCGATGGAACTCTCGTCAACATCTATGCTGATAACGCACAGGAACTGGAGTCCTTGCTTACCACCATTCAGGACACTGCACCGTTGGTGCAAAGTGTGAGTCAATCTTTGGGCAACACTCCACGCACTGCAACCGTTCCAAGTTCTGGACAGGCAACCGCACCAGCCCCAACAGGCGAAGGTGAAAGAGTCCCCGACAGGTATGGCAACACGTGGGTCTACGGAATACCGACGGCACCAGACTGCGCTAACGGAAAGATGATCTTGAAAGAGGGCATCTCTGATAAGACAGGCAAGCCTTACAAGGGTTGGTACGATCCAGCAGCAGGTCCACGCTGGAACGGTCCGAAGATAGCTCAGGAGTTCCGCGCCAAGACTATTTGGATTTAGTCCTATGCAGCCACCGAGGGAGTTCGAGAACCCTCTGTGCGCTCAAGTTGATGGGGAACTCTGGTTTCCAGAAAAGGGTGGCAGTTCCGTCGCTGCCAAGAAAATCTGTAGCCAGTGTTCCCACATCACTGAATGTGCGGAATGGGGTATAAAGCACGAAGCATTTGGTATCTGGGGTGGTCTCTCAGTGAGAGACAGGGATCGGATACGCAAGAAAAGAAACATCACTATAGAGCATCTGGATTGGGAGGATTGGCTGCTCAATGCTAAAACTTGACAGAGCTTGGAGCAACAGTCGAAGTACCTCCGAGCCACTTCCCGAAGTCTGGAAGACTCTTACTGCACAAGACATCAAGTTCCGTCGCGGTCAGGTATGTATGATCGCAGCAGCACCGAACGCTGGTAAGTCAATGTTGGCCTTGGTCTACGCGATCAGGGCTGGCGTGAGAACCTTGTTCTTCTCTGCTGATACTGATGCCTCTACCGTCACGATGAGAGCTGCTGCAGCGCTAAGTCAACACGCTCAGAATGTAGTCGAGGAATCCTTACGCAAGAACCCTCGCTTCTATGACGAGGAACTTGCTCGTGTGACCAACATTGAGTGGGTCTTTGACTCATCTCCTAGCCTTGATGATATCGAGCTGGAGATCAAAGCCTACGTTGAACTCTATGGCGAGATGCCAGAACTTATCGTGATCGACAACCTGATGAACATCGTTACTGACTCAGAGAATGAGTGGGCAGCGCTTCGTTCTATTATGGTAGAGCTTCACGATATGGCGCGTAAGACTGACGCTTGTGTGCTGGTCTTGCATCACGTCTCTGAAGCCAGCGAGTATGGCTCACCGACGATGCCATCACCACGCAAGGCGATACACGGAAAGGTCAGTCAACTTCCGTCGCAGATTCTCACGCTGGGCTACGACCCATCACAGTCGATCCTGCGTGTGGCTGCAGTCAAGAACAGGTTTGGCAAACACTACGCAGACGGTGGAATCTATGGCTCACTCTTTGTGAACTTTGGAACCTGCCAGATACACGACGCTGACGAGTGGGGTAGGTCCGTCAGGCGCGAAGCAGTACAGACCTACGCTGAGTTCGCTAAGGAATCTAATGAATACTAACCTCGTCATTCTGCCTACCAGAAGCAGGCCCGATAAGGCAGAGGAAGCAGTAGCACTACTCAAGGAACATTCACGCATCTCTGATATCTGCGTCGCTATCGACGACGACCAGAGCGATCTCTACCCACGCATTGATGGTGTCATCTACGAGGTCAATCCCAGACTGCGGATGAATGGCACTCTCAACCTGGTAGCCAATAAGTATGCCGATAAGTACGAGACCATCTTCTTCCTTGGCGATGACCATAGAGTCAGGACCCCAGGCTGGGATGAACTCTTGTACGAGCCAATCAAGGAGCGTGGCTATGGCCTTGCCTATGGAGACGACAGGCTCCAGGGTAGGAACCTAGCGACAGCAGTGATGATGAGTACCAATATCATCCGCATCATTGGGTATATGGCTCCGCCTAAGTTGATTCACTTGTATATGGATAACTTCTGGATGAATCTTGGTCAGGCCCTGCAGTGCATCAACTACAAGAGCAACGTGGTCGTTGAGCATATGCACTACCTTGCTGGCAAGGCTGAGGTAGATGACCAGTACCTCGATGTCAACAGTGATGAGATGTACCAGAAGGATAAAGAGACCTACATAGAGTATGTCCAGACCGATCTCAAGTATGACCTAGAGCATCTCATCGTCGGGCTAGGTGTTGGTCGGTGAACCTCTTTGCCTATTCACTCTATGGCGACAGACTCAAGTACACGGTAGGCGCTATCAAGAACGCCATCATTGCCGAGCATATGTTTCCTGACTTTATCGTCAGGTTCTACATCGGCAAGAGCGTCCCAGAGTGGGTGACTTCAACCTTACTCCTACTGCCTAACGTCCAGATTACTAAGGTCGAAGGACCTGAGAACCATACGGCTATGTACTGGCGCTTCTTTGCTTTTGCTGATGAGAGCTACGAGCGCATCGTCATCAAGGACGCTGATGCAAGGCTCGGCTGGCGGGATAGAGTAGCCCACGATGAGTGGGTGCGCTCAGACCTAGGCTTTCATATCGTCAAGGATCACCCGACAGGTCACAGTGAACCCATCATTGGCTGTCACTTCGGGGCCAAGCGCGGAGCGCTCGCTGACATCAAGGAGTTGATGGAGAGCTACAACATCACTAACAACTACGGGTCAGACCAGTGGTTCCTCAGAGATAAGGTCTATGACCGAGCGTTGAAGTCGGTCCTTGTCCACGATGAGTACTACAATACTCAAGTGGAAGCACCATCAAAGGTAGAGCAACTGCCTCGTAGGAACTGGACGCTCGATCATATCGGCGTAGCAGTGGACGAGAATGATGAGTACACCTACGAAGTCGACAGGCAAACTGCTATGTCTGAGACTGATGGCTATAAATATATCTACGGGTTTGGACCAGAATGAAAATACTCATAACAGGACATAAGGGATTTGTCGGGCGCTACTTCTACGAGCATCTCTACCTTTATCATAGTCAGGACATTCTTGGCATTGATATCAAGGATGGCTACGACTGCCGAGACTTCTTCAAGAAGTCAGATGAGCAGTTCGATCTAGTCATCCACCTTGCCGCTATCGTCGGTGGGCGCGAGACGATTGAGGGAAGACCGCTTGCGGTCGCTGACAACTTCAGCATCGACTCCGAGTTCTTCCAGTGGTGCTTGAAGACCAAGCCAAAGAAGGTTGTCTACTTCAGCAGCAGTGCTGCATACCCAACCTACTATCAGGTCGAAGGTAATGAGCGCAAGTTGCGTGAGGATATGTGTTCCTATCATTCACCAAAGAAACCCGATATGACCTATGGCTGGTCGAAGTTGGTAGGCGAATACCTTGCATCCTTTGTTGATAATGTCTACGTCTTCCGTCCATTCTCAGGGTATGGCACAGACCAAGACTTGAACTATCCATTCCCAAAGTACATTGAACGGGCGAGAAACAAAGAGAATCCGTTTGAGGTATGGGGTCCAGGGACCCAGACCAGAGACTTCATTCACATCAACGACATTGTTGAAGCTGTGCTGGTAGCAGTTCAAGAAGATATCAAAGGACCTATCAATCTTGGGTGGGGAAGGTCAACGTCCTTCCTGCAACTGGCAGAGATGGTGACGTACTACGCTGGGTATCGAGCAGAGATCGTGACCAGACCAGACAAGCCCGTCGGATGTATGCACCGTGTCGCTGATGCGACCAAGATGTGGGAGTTCTACAAGCCAAAGATTACTCTCGAAGAGGGCATTGAACGAGCGATGAAGAGGGAGCGATAGTGCCTACGTCAAGTCTGGACAATAAAGACTGGATCATCAAGAAGGTCGAAGAACTCAAGCCTAAAACTATTCTTGATGTCGGTGTCGGTAGCGGTATGTTCGAGGAGGCAGTTGTGCCTGTACTCGGTAAGCCATTCACGCTAGAAGGTATTGAGATATGGAAGCCATATATTGAGCAGTACAACCTACGCAGCAGATACGATGTTATCTACAATGTTGATGTCAGGGAGTGGGACAACTTCGGCTATGACCTAGTGATCTTCGGTGATGTGCTAGAGCATATGGTCGAAGCTGAAGCGGTGAAGGTCTGGCGCAAGGCGTATATGCAGTCGTGTAGTGCCATCATCACTATCCCTATCATCTACTACCCACAAGGAATCCACGAGGGAAACCCCTACGAGATTCACCACGAGGATAACTGGAATACCCAGCGAGTCCTTGAGACTTTCGAGGGCATCACAGAACACGAAGAGTTCGGTGGTACGGGTGCGTTCTTAGCGAGGTTCGTCTAATGGCAAGTCCTAAGTACAACAAGACTAAGGGTACGAAGTTCGAGGTCGAGATTGCCAAGTTCCTTCGATCTCTTGGTCACTTCGTCGAGCGACTAGCGAAGGCTGGCAACAAGGACGAGGGCGATCTCGTCGCCATCATCGCAGGTCAGACCTATATCCTGGAGCTGAAGAACCGAAAGAAACTAGATTTGCCTGCCTTCTGGGAAGAGGCGCAGGTAGAGGCAAAGAACTACGCAAAGGCTCGTGGCCTGGAGCAAGTGCCACCTTCCTATGTGATAGTCAAACGACGTAATCACTCAGCTAAGAAAGCCTGGGTGGTTCAAGACCTAGAAAGTTGGTTGAACAATGCCAGTTCCTGAAGGTGTGATTACCACATCAGATATCAATAAGCCAGAGGAGAAAAAGGATGATTTGTCAGGAGTGCAAGACAGCGGGCGATCTGAACAGTCAGAACCAGAAGACCAAGGCGTACAGAAGTCATAACAAATGTAAGGGGTGCGAGTGTCAGCACAAAGTTGGGACAGGGTGGTTCGTCCGAAAAGGCGAGGTCGTTCCTCCGATGCGAGTTCAATCCCCATAGATTTGATCGTCTCCCATTACGGAGGCGAGGTCAAGGAGGGTAGGAACGCAAGTGTCAGGTGCTTTATGCACGATGACAGTCGCAAGTCGGCAGTCATCAACACTTACGACGGACTGTACTTCTGTCATACCTGCGGTAAGGGTGGCGACGGAATACGATTAGTGCAGGAAATGGAGAATATGGGGTTCAAGGATGCAGTTGAAAGAGCAGAAGAAATCGTTACTAGAGGCGGTCATACATTACAGCCAGGGTCTCGACGAAAGGGCCGAGGAGTATCTCGCAGGACGTGGGATCTCTAAGGATGTTGCCAAGAGATTCGAGTTGGGAACGGTCGTCGACCCAATCAACGGTCACGAAGACTACGAAGGTTGGCTATCCATTCCGTATCTTACGGCGATGGGTGCGTGTGTCTCAGTCAAGTTCCGTCGACTGGACGACGGCAAGCCAAAGTACGGGCAACCTACTGGACAGAAGCAGCACCTCTACAACGTCACTGACATTCTCACTATGTCTAACCGTATCGTTGTATGTGAAGGGGAGCTGGATGCAGTTGTGGTCTCGGGACTGGTCGGTATCCCAGCAGTGGGAGTACCAGGTGTTACAGCGTGGAAGCCACACTTCAGTAAGTTATTCACGGGGTACGACACCGTATATATCGTCGGAGATAACGACTCCAAGGATGACGGAACCAACCCAGGCGCGGAGTTTAGTAGGCGCGTTCAATCCGAGGTAAGTAACGGAGTCATCGTTACACTACCGCCAGGTATGGATGTCAATGACTTCTATCTGGCTAATGGCAAAGAAGAGACAGAGAAACTTTTAGGAGGAGCGTATGTATGACCAGCAAGAAGGAGTTGTTGGAAGTGGCAGAATTGTTGACGGCTACGGGGATGATCGTAGTCTCGATCGACTTCAAGGCTGGGACATTGACGGTCAAACCGATTCCCATAAAAAGATAGGCGACGAGTTTGTTACTGACGTATGGAACATCCTTGACTCTGCAGGAAA